CTTCATAAGCTTCAAAATCTGAATTGAATTTCAATTCCTGCAAGTGTTTTTCCGCTGAATAATCTTGTCTTTTAATGTAATCCGCCAAATCATCCCCCATTACAGGCCGTACAATATCCGCCACATCTGTTAAATCATCCACGAACTCAATGCAATCCCTAACATTTACCAGTTCCATTTTTAAATCCTCCTTTTGTATTTTTTATTAATTTATACAAGAGTAGGCACTTGTTAAAATGCCCACACCTTTTACAAATTACATGAATAGCTCATAGAAATAATCAAAATCAAGTTTGTCAAAATTAAGATCTTTTACATAATCGTCATCTTTGATCAGTTGCAAGTTTTCATTGTAAACAACTTCCATGTATCCGTTTTCAAACGATGTATTTACAATTCCAAAAACATTAAGGCACTCGTCAACTACATAGTCAAGAGAATCATAAATTTGACCGTCTGACTCATCCAAAATAAAACAATCGTCAGGGACAAAGCATAATCTTGCAATTCTACCTTGTGTTTTGGGCAATAATCCATCGTTTTTAAGCGTGTTGACTTTTTCGTCAACAGTATCATAATCATCTATCCAGCTAAACTTATCCCAATCATAATCATAATAGGAGTATGGTTTAATGGCTGTGCTTTTATATTTACTTTCTTCATATGTGTAATTTGAATACAAAACACCTTCGTTTTCGTTAAAGTCACCAATAGTGACAATTTCATTTTTTTCTGTTAAGAAGCACATTTTTGATCCAATTTCATTCTCAACCCACTTTAGTATGTGTTTATTTTTATAAAATCCCGGCATAGCCATTTTAATATGTGCTAATCTATCCGCTATAAATTCCATTGTGTCACTAATCCCCTTTCGTGGCATAATATCAATTATGCCATTGTGGACTACTCCAACATCAGTAACAGCCTTGAGTTTTTTAAGGTCTTCGATGTTTTCGCTAATCATAAATGGATGTGTATTAGCTTTAGTGTTACCGCCACTTGTCCCAATTCTAAAGTGCATAACAAGCGAGTCATCAACACCAAAACGCTTCACCTTCTTTAAGAAGGTTTTAACATCCATGATACCCTTTTCAATGATCACTTTATTCTTGTTTTTGTCGAGATACATAAAACCCGCCCCGTCAGGGTTTCTTTGAAACATATTCCTAATCAATTTTTCATCGGGCATTTTTACTCCACTATTTTTTACTGCGATAATACACATAATTTCACCTTTTTAACCTTTTCTATAATTGTATTTTTTGTTATTTTATACTATTTTGTTTTTCTTTTTGTTGTATTTACGGCTATTTTATATAGCTATCCACGCTAGGTTATTGCCATGACCAGCATTTATTGTATTGCTAATGACAAGTGGTGGGCAATCATCTATTGCGGATACATTTTCATCGGCCAAAATTTCAGCCTGTTTTTCAAATTCACTATATTCCACATCAAACATTTCCTGAACTTCACCAGTAAACGGATTTACCACATTTACAATTCTAAATTTTGAAGTTGGCTCTTCAACAAGATTACGTTTTGCAAGATATGATTGCAATTCTTTAAATTCTGATCCAGTTGCCATGATATCGCCCCATGTAGCATTGTCGCATACATCAATTGTTGATGATTTTGCAAAGTCGATAATTATTTTTGTGAATTGGATTGAAGCCATGACAGTTTCCATTAATAATGACCCTCTGAATACACGGAACTCAACTGTATTTTCGTTTTGAAGGTTTACGGCTTCGTAGCGGTCATCCTCATATATTTTGTCACTTATTTTATCCGCAAGACTTCTAGCGGTGTCGTGTTGTCTACGACTAATGCTTGAACAATTGCACCATTTATCAATTTTATACTCTTGTCTCCTTGAAAAATTAACAATATTATCAAAATGGCGTTCATATAAAATGATTGTTTTGGCAATATTGAATTTTTGTGTCATATCATCATCCCCAAAATACCGCTTATCAACATGGAGGTGTAACCCACAATCCCCATTATCATGAGATGTTAGGCCATTTTGTCTCGCCGATTGTAATATGGACTCAAGGTCAAAACAGCCATTTAAATATGAAAATGTCATTGGATGAGTTACAATTTCACAGCCATAACCCGGAATTGTGCAATCCTCTTTTAGATAGATTTCATCCATATCTGCATACTCGCAAAACTCACTTAAACCGCTTAAAGTCCCGTTCCCGGCTTCTAATTCCATACCGAAAGTAAACTCGCCTGTATTTTCCCCTCCGAAAAATTCAGGGTATGGCTTATATCCATAACTGTTAATGTTTCCGGGCGTTTTATCAATTTCGTCAAAACAACTTCTACAGTATGAGTAGCCATCATATTCATGAGCATGATCATAGTGGATAATTTCGCCGCAATTTTCGCAAATAGTATAACCATCATAAAAACAGTCTTCGCAAAGTGTATTGCCGTAGTCGTCCTGGTGAATATTATAATTGAGTTCAAAATATTCCTCGCACTCGTTACATTGGTAAAAATGCTGTCCAGCGCAATAATCACAGGCAAATGTTCCTGTATCCTCCGCTCTTACAAAACTATAATCCCTATGAATATCCCCGCAAAATTCACAAAAACACCATTCATCCATACACGTTTCGCAAACTATACCATTATCGCCCTCTAAAAAATCCATACCATCTTCGATTACACAGCCACAATCCATACAGATTCTTTTAGTGTTTTCAGCCATTGTTTTACCTTTCCGGTTTTATGGTGTATCCGTCACCTTTTATTTTTTTTGGGAATATCCCCACTATTGCCAATTCACGTATTGATCAAATTGGCAATGATTGGAATATTGTGTATTGCTTTTTATCGTATTATATCATGGTAATATTCATGAAACCCTGCAAACTTTACTAAAAACAGCCCTTCAAGCCATACCACGTTTCGTAATTGGTCGTATTTATAGCCCTTGATTAATCCGTCATAAACTCGTTTTTTGTAGATTACCATTTTCCCCTCCTGTTTGTTTTATGATACACTTTGTCGTTTTAGTTTGTCAACACTTTTTTTAATTTTAACTGAAATAGCAATTATATTCTACCCGATTATAATGATCAAACCGGTATTTTTTCAGGATAAAATTGCTATTTTCTACCGGAAATCCTGCAATTTCAAAGGGGTGCGGTCTATTTTCCGCCCAGCAATCCCAACATGGGATAATAATTCCCCTTGCTTCAAGCTCTTTATAAAGCCCCACAATAGCCCGTGGCTCACTGATTACTGAATATTTTTGACAGATTGAATTAAGTTCTTGACGAGTTTTTTCATTTAAGACCATTTTTTATCCTCCTGATTTTTAAGTGTGATCCTCACCATAATTTTTAAACCCATAAGGTTTATAAATACCCATTGTTATAAAAACCAATGGGCATATAAAATCTTATAAGTTATCCCGTTTGGAATCGGTACTTTATCCCTGATCAGGCGTAGAACTTCCATGATTGCTCATTTTATATCCGCACTCGGCCAGGAATTCATCCAATGCCCTGTATTTTTACGTACAATACAGTGTCGAGTAGTGTTATATTTTATCCACCTAAACTACCAAACGGTGCTATTTTCATATATACCGGACTCACACAGTATATACCCCTCCTGATTTTCACAGGTTGGTTGTATTCCTTATAGGGTCGTCAATCCTATAGGCGTTCGCAGTGGGCGTTCCAACTCTCTGCTGCGATTAGTCGGTTTCTCACGACTACCTTTAATATTATGTTTTCAATGACCTGTTTTAGGCGGTGCCCTCCTGTTTTTCGGGTCAACAGGGAACCCGTTTCGTTTGTTGTGCTTATTATCTCACGTTTCCGTGAGGATGTCAAGTCTTTTTTTCAACTCGCTTAAGTTACTATGCAAGCCCCTGGCCATTCCTGCGGGAATTTTGCTTCGCTTAAAAACTATTGATGTTTGACTTGCCATCATGATATCACGAAAGCGTTAGACTGTCAAGACTTTTTTTAAAAAACTTTTTTTTAGTTCGGGCTACCGGTATGCCGGCGCCGTGTCGCTTGACTTGGTGCAAGTATAGCATGTCAGCGATAATCAGTCTATAGATAAATTGTAACATAATTGTATCTAATTAGTTACAACTGTGGTGTAAATGGCATAATACAGCTGTTTTGTGGCTATTTAAAATGTTTTAATTAATGTTTTCTTCATTATATGGCGAAAAATCATGCACGTACACGTACACGTACACGTATATATTCTTGTAGGGAATTATATATAGGCGCTGGCCATGGGCAATAAATACAATATAATGCACGAAAAATACAATATAGTGGACTTGTTATAGTTATCCACAGTGTAAAAGGTTATCAACAGGCTGTGGATAAGTGTTGTGTTTGTGTGGATAAAGTGTAATTTAATTCATATTGCATTGTATGAAATTTTGTTGCTTTTTTTCACTCAACCCCTAATCAGAGGCTTATATCATAGTATTCATAGTGGGTTAGTGGGAATTAAACTCACAGCGTTCCAGTGGGAATTACATCCGGCGGCATGAGCAATAATAGCCATTATCGTGCATGATTTTTTTTAAGGAATGTTGGGGCGGTTTACTAAAATGTTTACTTCAATTCATCACGGCCACGGCGGGGGTACTCAACTCTACTCCCAAAAAATTTTCCGGCCATTTCGCACCTTTCCGTATCTTCAAAAAAATTTCACCAAACGCCACCTATCCCCGACAGCAAGCCATTCCCTATTTTATATTTATATTTAAAATCTCTTATTTGCACTCTGATCATCAATGCCAAAATGAACATTCTCATGGAAAGCTTTTATTTATATTTTAAAACTATCTTAACCAATATAATTCCTTCCCTGGCTTATATCACCATAATCATTCTAAATACATTATCAAACATGACAATTGTACAAGATTATTTTACTAATTCATTACTTATAGTGTGGATTTACAAGTAATAATATATTTATTTTATTTTTTATCACTTTTCCCTTCGTTGGTAACACTCCGTTGGTTTAATTTCAGACATAAAAAAAAGACCCTTCACCAATCAGTGAAAGATCTTGTTAATTTGTTTGTTTAACTTCAGCGGTAAATTTCCAGTTTATCGCTAATAAATTATTTTATATATTACGAATGTAATGAGTAATATATAAATAATTTATATAATATATATATATATTATAATTATATATATAATTAATATATATATATTATAATTATATATATAATTAATATATATATATATATATATATATAAGGGGCTGAGATTTATCTGTAACTGGTCTTGTGCATTCACACATCTTACGCATACGCACAAGAAACACCACATACACATCTAGTGCAAGTGGTGTAATTTATGCATTGATTTATCGCATGTCGAATATATCACTTCAAATGCAACACGCATATAGCCGTTTTTGCCTTCTAATTCAAATATTTTTGGGGGTAAAACGTAAATTAGGTATACTTACTAGGGTAGGCACTAAAAACAAGCGAGAGGGGCTTAAATCGAAACCATATTCGCAAATCTGTATATAGATTGGCTATTCTGTTAATTTTTGGTATTCTTTAAGCCATTCTCGGCATTTTTTATATCACACCACTAAATATCATATTTCTTTGCTAATTTAGCACTACTGTTACTTCCCAATGTCCGGTTAATGTGGTCATATCGTCTTGTGGTACTCACACTGGCGTGTCCCATAAGATCCTGAACATCTGTAATATCTTCACCCATCTTCAACAGCTCAGTACAGAATGTGTGTCTTAGTGTATGTGGTGACACAAGTCTACTGTCGATATTGGCTGCCTTAGTATATCTCTTGACAATCCTTGCCACTGTGACATCTGACACATGAGCATCGGGATCTGAGTTTGTACCATGACCAATAATCAGCGGAGCATCAACATCATCATAAGTTATTCCACGAAGATTTACATACTCATCAATCTTTCGCTTAATTGAATTTGCTAATACCATCATTCTCGTTTTATCACCCTTGCCTAGCACATTAATCACATATTTCCCATCAACCTGAATGATATCGCCAATATTAATACTGCACAATTCTGCTCGTCTTAGACCTGCTGTAATCAGGATCGCCATCACAATATAATCTCTCTTGGCAACAAGCATATCAGCCTTTGATTCAAAATTATCCTGTGGAATGGCTGTCACTATTGCGCTGATCTGTTCCTCTGTCAATGCAATTCTTTGGCTATAGCTTTTAGTAGCCCCTCTAAATCTAATGCATCCTTCCTTTGTCTCAAATGGGTTGTACTCAGCAATCCTGATTGATCTACGACTGATAAAGCCATAAAAATTCTGCATAGCACTTAATTTTCTGTTGATTGTTGATTTTGCCTGACCTTTGTCAAGCAATATATGTGCCCATGCATTTGCCATGTCAGGCGTAACAGCTTTCATATCATCAACCTTGATGTCAAGCAAATCGTGAACTCCAAAGAATTCCTTGATAGTCGATAGATATGCTCGCTTAGTTTCAGGTGACAGAGTGTTTGTATAACTCTCTGCATAATCATCTCTCAGTGTTACCAATCCAAATTCATCTCTCTGTGTTATTAATCCATTCATTTTATTTTCCCCTTTATTCATCTTGTGTATTCGCACAACATGCATAACATGTATAACTTGAACATGTTATTTATCTTATGCGTTATCTTAATACTATTGTATCATTCATGTCAGATAATGTCAAGCGTTATCAAACATGAAATAAAAATTATTTTTAAAAAAAATAAAATAATCGCTATATTGCCAACACAAACGACAAAATGTATGGTACAATAAGTGTATAGTCGGGGGACAAATTTTAGAAGGGGGAAATAATATAGGATCAAATAGAGGTATATTGCAGCAGATTTATCCAGAAGGATCATCTGTTGAAATTGATTATTCAAATATTTCACTAGTCAAGAGAGCGATCAGGTATCTTAATCAACTGTACGGAGTTGTTTACTATAGCGGTGATTGTGATCTACTTGAATTTCTTCTTGATATCCAAATTGCTATGAAGAATTGTGAGTTGCCAAAAATGGAAAGTGAGTATCTTGAATTATGGATGGATGGATACACAGAGAAAGAAATTGCTGATATTAAGGGCGCTAAACAGCCAGTAGTCCATAGAAGTATTACCAATGCTTGTAAAAAGATTTCTGCATATTTGGTTGGGGGTGATCCAACTTGTATTTAAATATAAATAGCAATATAAAAGTTGATCTTCCAGATAATTACAATCTTGAAGAACGCAAAATATTGTGCGAGCAAATCATTGAGGAATACAAAGAATATTTTACATATACTTTGCCAGGGACTAAAAACGACAGATCAGGTGAAAAGGTGCAGCGCAGGCTCAGTGTCATGGCCACATACATCTACAACAGCGGAAAAGATATTAAGACAGACAATATTATGACTGAATATCGTGAAAAGCGCAATAGAGAGCGTGAAATTAAGTTTTCTACAGTTGATTTTCTTGAAATTTAAAAATATTTTAAAATATTTAAAGAATTATGGTATTTTTTCTGCTTTTAATCGCCCTATATTATAGGGAGTTCTTTTTTTTAGTGTTTGCACATACGATAAAATGACATGCGAAAGGGTAATAATGGCAAAGTACAAAAAACTGCCGGTAACAATTGAAGCTGTTCAATGGACTGGTCAAAATCATTGTGAAGTAAAAAATTTTTGTGATTCTGGATCATATGTTTTTTATTGTGATGACAATCTTACGATCTCAACACTTGAAGGGAACATGTGTGCTAGTATTGGTGATTTTATTATCAGGGGCGTGGATGGAGAATACTATCCATGCAAACCTGATATTTTTAAAAAGACGTATGAAAAAGTAGATTAACATGGAGGTTAAATGGAAAAATATTTAAATTTAAAGACTGAAGAAGTGGTTGAAGCAATTCAATACACAGGTGGAAATGAAGATGTGGATAAGGTTGACTTTGAAGTTGACTTGAAGTTAGATTGAAGCTGAGGTGAAGTAAATGAATCAGCTAAATAAGCAAAAGCTTGATGAGTTAGAGGAACTCTCTTGTCCAATTATCGAATGGTTGATTGACAATTGTCATCCACATACAATGATTTTAATTGAGGATGATCATGTGAAGGTTTTAGAAATAGAAGCTGGTATCCCAGTATAGGAGGTATGTATGGCTAGAAGAAGCAAAAGGCCAGAACTCCACACTAGGCAAGAGCTGGAAGATTATTTATTAAACAATGCTGATACTGAACTCCCATTTTTGGAAGAATGCTGGAATAGAGCGGTTGAATTATGCAAGGCAAACGAGGGTAAAAACCAACAAATAATTGAAAAAAAAGTCACTGATAGAGATGGGAATGAAGTCATTTCAAGGCGACCAGTGAGTAATGTAATCACAAATCCAGTGACCCAATACTTTAAATTAATGGGATTAGCTCAATATCGCAAAAAGGCTCAAGCAATTCGTGATGAAGAAGAAATATCAAATATTAATGAACCTGACAGTATATTGTCGGCTGATGATGCTATTTACTTTGAGAACGAGGTTCACAATGATGAAGTTACAGCATGGATAAAGTCATTTAATCCTGTAGAACGTGATTATATGATAAAGAGATATACGTCATACTTTGATCAGTATGAGATCAATGACGGTGCTGATAAGACATTGTTAAAACGTATCTTAAGCTTGGAAATAGCGCTTCATAGGATTGATACTAAAAGAGCAGCTGGCAAGCTTGTAGATATTAATGATGAAAAGAAACTGTCAGACCAACTCCAATCTACACTTGAAAGTATGAAATGGACTAAAAAACAAAGAAACGCTAGAGAGGATATGGCACAAAATAAGTTTACTGTGTGGATGGATAAACAAGTGTCCGAGGGCGAGTTTAAGGTTGAGAAAAAAGAATACGAAAAAGATGAGATTGATTTTCTGATCGACACTATCCTTAATTCCACAAGGGAGATGTTGAGTTAATGCAGAAAAAGACAGAAGGGGCAAGGCTCCTTAATTTTAAAAAAGAGATATATAGAGAAGCAGTTGAATATTTCAAAAGATATCCTGATGAATTTACAGAAGATGTAATGGGGATAAAATTGAATCTATATCAGAAAGTCCTTATGAGGGCTTTTTTTAGGTTTTCATTTAATTGCTGGGTTCTGTGTCGTGGTACTGGTAAAACATGGTTAGGGGTTTTATGTTTGGTTGTTTATTGCTTATTAAACCCCAATACCAAAGCAGGTATTGTTGCTCCTGCATTTAGACAGGGTAAATTGGCAATTCAAGAAAAATATAAGGATGAATTATGCCGATTGTCGCCATTTCTTGAACAGGAAGAACAAAATTATGTGTGTAGTACGCAAAAGGCAAGAATTGAATGGTTTAACGGTTCATGGATCGAAGCATTCCCAATTGGGACGGATGGTTCAAAGATTCGAGGTGCTAGACTTCATGTAATCTTGATTGATGAAACGGCTTATGTGCCAAAGTTCATAATTGAAACAGTTGTTAAGCCAATGATGATTGTAAAGCGTGGTTATGTGGTTGGAAAATCTCAAGATGACTATGAGGGGAATAAACTCCTTTTAACATCAACAGCAAATTACAGATTCAATCATTTATATGCTCTATTTGTAGATTATGTTAAACGAATGACTGAACCAGACAATACAAAATATTTTGCCATGACATTGCCATATACTGTTGGTGTAAGATGCGGTTTATTTGATGAGGAAATTGTTAAGCAACAGCGATCAGTCATGAGCGAAATGGAATTTGAAATGGAATATCTTGGCAGATTCCCAAGGCTCGTAAAAAATGCATGGGTTGATTATGAAGATATACAAGAGTGTTCAGATCTGAAACATATTGAAACAAGTGGATATGATGAATTTGAGTATATTATGTCAGTTGACGTTGCCCGTGTAGAGGGCAAGGATAATACTGTTATTTATGTTTTTAAATTACACTGGTTTGTTGATCACTGTGAAGCAGATCTTGTTTATCTGAGGTCATTAAACGGTATGCCATTTAGCGAGCAGGCTGATAATGTTAGAGAAGTGTTAAGAAAATTCCCTAATGTTATAAGAATATTCCAAGATACTATGACGATTGGTCAAGGGTTGTCAGATGAACTTGCAAAAGATTATTACTGCGTTGATAATGAAAAGTGGTATCCACCGCTAATTGACATGAATGATAAGACTGCCATGGACAAGATTGAACAAACAAAAGGAATTCCTATTATTTATGGGATTAAGGCCACTCAAGAGATCAATCATCGAATGGGATATGCAATAAAAAATTACACAGAGAAAAAATGGATTCATCTGTACCCATTTAATATTGAGGAAGAACGTGATCTTGAACTTGAAGAACGACAACTTGTCATGGAATCAGAAGCGACACGTATGGAACTTATGAACATTGAACCAAAAGGTGTCAGTAATGGTTGGATGGCCTTTAAAACAAAATCAAAAAGAAAAGATAGATGGTCTGCATTAGGCATGGGCTTATACGGTCTTCTTCAGATAGCAAAAGAACGAGAAGAAGATAAAAGTAATCAAAGCGCCCTAATGTTGGTAAGTAGAAGATAGGAGGATAAGTGTCAGAAAATAAAGAAGTATATGATGTTGTAACTGCTGCTGTTAAAAAATTCAAGACCAGTTACTCAACACATTTTGAAGAAAATTTTAATGTTGATGGTTCACCTTCAAGTGTGGATCTCGAAGCTATATTTAATGCTCCACAGGATCACATTGATGATATTATTGGATACTCAAAATATTGCTACAGAAAACACGGCATTATTATGCGTGTAATTAATATTATTCGTGATTTTGGAGCTTCAGGGTACAAGCTCAGTTACCCTAAAAAGGCTGCAAGAGTTAAAGAAGTTATTGAGAAATACAATAAAAGAATTGATATTGACCAATTGCTAAAGGATATGATTTTTGAACTTGCATTAACAGGTAATCTTGCTTGTTATGATCGTGATGGTGCAAGAGTTGACATATATCCAATTAACCAGATAGAGGTTATTCCTTTAATACAGGATAACAAACAAGTTATTGCTTACAAAACTCCACTTTCAACTTATGCAACAACATCATATGGAAACAATATTGATAAGTTGATTGAAAACGCATATCCGTCTGAAATTTTAAAGGCAAAGCAAAGTAGTTCTGAGTTTGGGATTCTTGATACTGATAAATCATATTTTACAAAGATCAATTCATCACAATATGAAAGCTATGGTATATCAGTTATTTTGCCAGCTTTTGAGGATTTATCGCATAAAAGTTTACTAAAAGAAGCTGAGAGATCAACAGCTAACGATGTTATTGAAAAACTAATGCTTATCCAGATTGGTGACGAAAATAACAGACCTACAAGAGATTTAATAACTGAATACAGTAATTTATTTGATGGTATAACGGGGTCTGCAAGAATAACAGCTCCATATTACGTCAATATTAAATGGGTTGAGCCTGAGACAAATATCTTTGGCAGCAGTAAATTTGTTGAAATTGATACTGATATATTAAATACTCTGGGGGTATCGCTTACCCTGATTCGTGGAGAAGGTGGCGGTAATTATGCAGAAGGTATGCTTAACTTCTCTGGACTAACAAGAACAATTGAAGGAATCAGATTGCAGATCCCAAATATAATTGAAGGCCTTTATCGTGCCGAGCTTGAAAGAAATGGGCTTAATCCTGATCATGCCCCTGTTTTTTCTTTTGCTGAAGTTGTCATTGATAAAGAAAGCAAGCTTAATCTTGTGAAAGAGTTATTTACTACTGCTGGCTTACCTTATCAAGTGTTATATGAAGAATTCGGTATGAACTTTGATTCTATAAAGTTGATACGTGAAGATGAAAACAGCAAGAAGGTTGATGAGACATTTAAGGTAAGGTCACTTCCATTCCAAGGGAATGCTAATCAAGATTCAGAGTCAGAAGAATACCAGCCCAATGACAAAGGTGGCGCTCCTAAAAAAACTCAATCGGAGCGAAAGACAGATAAAACAGCTTCAAATAATGATGCACCACGATCCGGGGCAAAAGGGCGTTAAAAATAACGCTCTTTTTTATTTTTTTTTAAAAAATGTTTATTTCAATGGTATTTTTTTTCTTTGTAATCACCTTATATTGTAGGGGATTAATTATTTCATGCAAAAGGTGGTGAAGAAGTGGATGGAATAGAATCTAAATTTGAAATTGAATTACTTAAAAAACATGACACATTTGAATTAAGTTCTGTTCAAGATGTTGATTTAATGAGAATTAGATGTTTTGCCACACATGAAGGTTTAAATGAAAATGGAACTTTTTTTTCAAGAGAAGTTCTACTTAAAAATTATCAAACTTTAATTGATAAGCCACTTGTTTTAGTTCAAGACAAGTTCGGTATGCCAACTGGCCACGGATATGATTTTCAGCGATCTACTTTTGACAAAGATAAAAGGGTAAATGTCGGTCATGTTATTAATGCTTTCCCGGTCATAGTTGATGACTCAGGGAATATTATTGATATTTCAGATAAAGATCCTAGCGAATACGAGCATGGTGAATTGCGAATTATTTGCGATCTTGTCTTATATAAATATTATTTACATGAAGTTGCTGAAATAATTTTAGATCTTCATACAAATGGAATGTTGAAATTTTCAATTGAAGGTCTGATGGATTGTAATCTGGATGATAGCAGAATTAAGCATTGTACCAGAATACAGTTTACAGGATTGGCTATTGTGAGAAGGCCAGCCTTTGTAAATTCTCATAGTTTAGAAGTAGCAGAAAAACAAGGAGGAACAGAATTGGATTTTGAAAAACTATATAATGATTTAAAAGCTGACCACGACACTCTGATTGCTGAAAAGGCAATTGTAGATGAAAAATTAGTGACAGCCGAAACAAAAATTGGTGAGTTAAATACTACTATTGCAGAGAAGATTGATGCTCTTGCTGATAAAGAAATTGAAATTTCTGAAGCAAAAGATGCAATTGCTGAATTAACACCTTTTAAAGAAAAGATTGAGACAGCAGAAAAACTTGCAGTTGGTGAAAAGAGATTGGAACGTCTAACCAAACTTGGTTACACAGAAAAATCCATCGAAGAACTTTGCTCAATGGATCAGACTGAATATTCTGAATTGCTTGAGTCAGTTGTTGATACTGCATCAAGTGCAAAGGGCAAGATTGAAACCGCTGGTTCAGACAAAAACATTTTGGGTTTAATCAATGGCGATACAGGACTTAAAGACAATAAGTCAAAACTTGTCTCGTTAATGGATGAAATTTGTAAATAAGGGAGGATATAGATGTTACAGAAAAGACGAAGTATTGCTTCTATTCCAGATGGATTGATGGCAACAAATGCTGAAATGAAAAAAGGTAGTGCCGTAATTCGGAAACTGAATGCCACTACTGGTAAATACGAAATTGCTTTGCCGAGTACGGCTGATGAAGCTAAAGATATTTATGGATTTGTAACCCTTCGGATTGACGAAGATACGCATAAAGATAGCTATTACGACACAATTGCTAAGGGTGTTAAGGCTGTAGTTTATACAAGTGTTAAGAATGAAGAATGGGCTACAACAGAATTTGTTGGTAGTCCAGCCGTAGGAACTAAACTTGTAGCTGCATTCAGTGGTGAAGATGCTGGTAAATTAAAAGCTGTTACCACAGAAGATCCGATGTTTGAAGTAATTGCTGTAACACCTGCTATGGGTGGATATGAAGAAGCAATGATTTCATTCAAAATTCTATAATAGGGGGTAAATGATGAGTTTAGATATTGTTACATTGGCTGAGAAATTACAGCGAAATGAAATAAAAAGAGATGATAAACGAGTTCTTGAAGCTCAGAAAATCATTGCTGAAATGATGAAAACTGAAGACGGAAGAACTGAGTTAGCGGAAGTTGTTAAAATTTCTCTTGAAGATAGTTATAACACTTTTGATATTTCACCGAAATTGTTTGATACAAAACATTTTAGTTATGGTGATAAACCAATTTTCAAAACCAAGAAAAAAGGTGTAACTGCCTATTGGACAGCACCAAATTCATATGTGCCTAAGTCACGAAATTATGATACGGAAATCACAATGGAATTTGAAGCATTGGGTGTTCGTCCTGAAGCACTACTGTCAGAACTTAAAACAGGTCGGTTAGATAGTCTTGCTTCACTGATTAAAGATGGTAAAGATGCAATTGAAACATCTATTTATCAGAGAGTATATGAAATTCTAGCACAGGCGTATAACGCTACTTCTAATTCAGATAATTACAAGGCTGTAAATGCTTTGGATAAAACTGCCTTAGATGCTGGCATTAACTATATTCGTAAGAAAACTGGCTCTGCCCCAACAATCATTGCGGATTTTGATATTTGTACTCAGATTGAAGGGTTTACTGGATTCTCTGAATGTGAATCACTGTATAATGAAATTCGTGATAAAGGTCTGTTAGGACGATATCGTGGTTGCGATATCCTGTACTTACCTGAAATCCTTGATCCTGTATCTCAGAAATCAATTGTTCCAACTGATAAGTTGATGCTTGTTGGGAAGAAAATTGGTTATGCTGCTTCTTATGGAGATTATGACTTCTTGCAAGAAACAGATATTGATGATAAATCTTGGAACTGTCGAATTGACCGTGAACTTGGCTATTGTGTAACTAAGCCAGAAGGTCTATACGTAATTGAGATTACTGGTTAATATGAAGGGGGCATCCCCTTCTATTTTTTTTAAAGGAGAAGGAATATACAATGGCTGAAAAGATGGTAAAGGTAAAAAACGTATCAAGAAGTGATTTTGGTTTATCGCTTGATTTTGTAACAGAAGGAAAACATTTGTCACTTAAGCCAAATACAGTTGTCCCATTGACAGAAGATGAGTACATGTATTTGACAACACAATGTCCCGGCTCATTTTCAAAAGGTTTTCTTGAGGTTGTTGACATCGATGAAAAAATTGCCAACGAAAAAATTGAGAGTCAAAATGTAATGTCGAATGAAGATATCGAGAAACTTCTTGGGTATTCATTGACAACTTTCAAGAAAAAACTTGATGATATTGATAGTTCAACACTATTAAAAGATATTAGAGTAAAGGCTATTGAGCTTGGTAAGACTGAAAAGTTTATTGCTGAAATTGAGGATAAAATCAAGGAGCTATCAGAAGGTAGTGTTTTGATTTAGGAGGGTTAAATGGCAACTACATTAGATTCAATTATGGATATGATGCTACCACTTATCCCAGATGATTATAAAACTGAAATAGCAGAAGACAGCACTCTTGCTTATCGTGGGCTAATTGAAACAGGAATGGCACTCAATATAAACATTAATTTTTATTATGAAGATATTGAAACCCAAGTGACTGATGAAGCTGGTGTAACTACAACTGTGGTCGTCAATAAAATGATGGGGATTGAAGAAGATCTATCCAGTTCAGAGAAGTATTTAGCATCATATTATGCTTATAGGGCTTACTTAATGAAGCTAAAAGATGAATTGAATCGTGATGCTATTAACTTTAAAACATTGACATTTGAGATCAAATCGCTTGAAAAAAGACCAGAAGCAATTAATGATTCTATTTATTATGCTAATCGGTATTTAGATGATCTTATTGCTCAAATAAGTGGCAGCAAGTCATTATCGGCTGTTGTTGTACAGTTTGGAGATGATGACTAATGACAGAAAATAGATACGAAAAGATATACTCAGATACAATTTCAATCCTTGAAATTCTTGAAGTCTCCATCGAAGATCAAAAAATGTTTTCTTTTGTGCGCAAAAAAATTCTCGATATTGCCAATGATGTCAAAAGGTTAGGTGAGGAAAATGGCTCAGAACTCAACAATTAAAGTAATTGACAAGGTAATCGAGCAAGCAAGAGTTCGCTATGATGACCTTATGCAGTCTGAATACATCTCAGTTGGCCTTAGAGTAGACAATCAGGAGACTAGGGGGCAGGTTCAGGATAGTGAATATGTAAGAAGCACAAAACAAGAAAACACAAAGCAAATGACATGTATGCTTGGAATTAAAGTTAAACGTGGCAGTTACGTTGAAATGATGGATAACACTGATGACACAGAATATTCCATAAAAGGGATTGTTATTAGTGATCCAATTGAAACACCAGTTGATTATTTATTCTCAACACTTCTATACAATACCACAGTCGAGCTAAGGAGAAGTCAGATTACCTATAATGATGATGGTGATATTATAAACAATTCTCCATATATTATTAAAGATATTGGTTGTTTCGTCCAAAGGATTGGCATGAGAGAACGTCAAATTGACGCCGGTATAGATCGTAATAGCGTAAATCAGATCATCACAACAAGAGACTGGGATATTCAAAAAGAAGATATTTTGTATATCGGATCAGACCGATACAAGATAACTGATATTGAAGAACTTGATAATGATTTATTATCTGGTTACATGACATATTACAGGGATTGATCATGGCTACTTATAACAAGGTAACTTTCGATGAATTTAGTTTTAGATGGTATTGTAAAGAATTATTAGATAAAGCCTTATATGATTCTATTATAAGCACTGTATCATCTAATGTTTATTGGGTATTGGATAATGGTGGCTATGTAAACAATGATATTAGCAGTATCAATACAACCCATTTTGAGGTTGGGACAGAAAATGCAAAGGCATTTCTTCAAGAATACGGAAGTGGTCAATATATGTTAGATTCAAACCCATACTTGAGCAAATACAAAAAAAGTAATTATTGGAATCCACTGCGTAAAGGAAAAAAAATTGTAGGTAGACAGTATGGTTATTACACTACTCCCAACTGGGAAACAGGTATTGGTGAAATTAGAAGGCTCTCACTTGGTAACATGGCAGGTATCACAATCCCAATTGGTCAGGGGCAGAAACCATACCCAAGAATAGATAGTTTTTTGGGCAATATATACTCATTGTTTTTAGAAAAAATAGATAGTGAAGTTATTCCCAAAGTTCAGTCAGCTGTAAACAATGGACAATTTATAACAGTTACAACAGAGAAAGGTTAGGTGATAAGTATATTTGATATTAAACAAGTTAATGTAGAAATTTTTAAGGCTATCAGAGATGATGCTGAAATAGTCAAACTCCTTGATATTGACAAATTTGAAATGACACACGATGAGTTTATTGAAGCCCTTAGAAAACAAATATTTGACGCACAAACACCAGATGACTTATTAACTAACTATTCCACAAAAATATGTATCCATGACGAGAGTGGTGGTTCTGTTAATAGCTTTGAAGAAGTTGGTTATATTGCAGTTGATATCCACATCACTCAAGATAAAACATCAGTTGATCGTAGGCATTTAATCATTATGAAACGGTTAATTGAAATTCTCGACACAAACAACCGGCAAAAACTTGGGTTAAAAAAATTACCCATTGGACTGTATGGTTTATCCTACCGTAGACGTGACAATATACAATTATCAAGAAACACAGGGTGGGAAAAATATACATTGGTTTTTGAATATAAATATTTAATTTAACAGGAGGAAATAAATGGCTAAAGAGATTATTCATGGAATTGGTAAACTAATCATGCGTGATTTTAGAGAACCAAAAACCATTATTGGATTTACAGATTTGCAGGATTTGAGTGTAGAATCGACATCTTCAAAGGATGATATTACCGGTGGTAATAAAATGTTCCCAATTGCTTCATTTAAACAGGATCAAGCATTAACTATCTCAGGAACTAATGCTACTTTTAATGAAGGTTTATTGGAGTATATGGATGGTGCTGACAAGACTGTAGCAGCTGTAAATATGACAGATGCATTGGAAGTTCGTGTCCCTGAAGATGGTATTGTTAACCTTAGTAATACACCAATTGCCGGATCTGTTGTTGTTAATGGGTTTACTGTAGTTGACACAGGTGATCCTGTTGCTGGTGAGGTATTGTCTACCGCAGCAACAACTGAACTTAAATTTGCTACAGCCGATGCAGGCACAGGTATTACAATTGTGTATGAATATCTAGCTTCAAACAAAGCGGTAGAATATAGTGTTACTCAGAAATCAATGTCTAAACCGTTTATTGCTGAGTACATCTTCCCAATTTACGATGAAGATACCCAGATTACTGCAAACGCAATGCTTAAAATCTATAAGGCACAGTGTACTTCTGGTTTTACAATCAGTCCTTCACATCAGTCTGCTTTCGCTCCAACTTTTGAAGCAGAAGCAAAAGACGCTCAGAGAGTTGATGGTAAGCTGTGGTCATTATTTATCGATGGTGTAGCCGTTTAATAAGCGGATAATGTTGTTTATAGGTAACAGTGTAAAAGCTGTTGCCTATTTTTTGATTTATTTTTAGGGGGAATTATGACAATTAAAGGTCAAGAACTTGAAATGGCGTTAGGTCTACCAATTGATATTACTTGCTTTATCGATAATCTACCACGAAGATGTTACCCATACGTAATGGCTGACCTATATAAAGCAAACACATATCTAAGTTTTTTTGATCATTCAGATATGGTTGGGAATATGCAGGAAGAAGAGAAATCAGTTGCTATGATGTGCTTTCTTGCAGAATCATTCAGAGATACAGATCTTGAAGAACTTATGAAAAATATTAGTGTTAGCGGTTTCCCTGATTTAATAGCAGATATAAAAGCTGTCAATGGCATGACTGATGCAAATGGCGAAAAAGATATAGATAAAACAAAAGAATCAGTCGAGTGGAAAACTTCTATATGTGCTATTCAAGCGTATACATCAAACACTTATGAAGATATCAGGAATATGACATTAACTCAATTTTCTAATCTTCTTAATTATATTGGTAAAAAAATAAATTGGGAGTACAAAACTGGAATCATTGATATGGTTTCAGAGCCTAATAAATTTATTGACCCGGGTGAACATCCTTTAGCTAATTCAGGGAAAGCCCCGGTTAAAAAAGATCATATGACAATGAAAGATGTTATGGCATTAAAAGGCTTAGAGGGAGGTGGTAAGTAGATGGCTGAAGAAAAGGGAATTCGGTTTGGCGTTGAATTTAATGTTGATGATTCCGGCAACAGTATCAGTGAAGTGTCTAAGAGCTTTAATGAAATTAACAAATCAAGCAAGACACTTGCTGCCAACTTAAGTAACATTGAAACATCTTACAGCAAACTCACCAAGGCTGCCAAAGAATACAATGAAGCCTTAGATAAGGTAAACAATGGTGGTGTATCAGCATCAGAAAAGCTAAAAGCAGAACTTAAACAACAGGCCGATATTGAAAAGCAAAAAATTAAGTCTGCTGCTGATGTCCAAAAGAATGCAGATAAATTGCTAGCTCAGGCCATTGCAAAGGAAGAAAAAGAACGCAAAAAAAGCACAGAGCTTGCAAAAAATCTAGGCAAAGAGCTTACTGAAGCTGAAAAAGAAGAGCTTGCAAAACGCATTGAATATTCAAAAGATCTCGCAAGAGCAAAAGAACAAAACAATGCAAAGATTGAAAATGATTTTTTAAAATCTGAACTAACTAAGCGGAAACTTGCAAAGGATTCTGCTGATGTGTTTAAAGAATACTTTGATAAAGAAGAAAGTGATCAAAAGGCTTCCCTCAAAAATCAAGTTCAAGCTTACCAAAATGCTCAGTCGCAAATGCGATCAGGATCTTCATATTTAAGTTCACTCACAAATCAAGATACTACATTAGGGAACGCTTCAAGTTTAAGATATTCAATTCTGAGCGCAGGTATTTCATTGGTTGGAATTCGTGCCTTAGCTGCTGCATTTAGCGAGCTTGGAACAAATATTGTAGAAGTAAACTACAATGCTGTAAACACACAGCGTATTATGGATGACTTTTCATCCGAAACAGCAGAGCGTTTAATATCTAATGCTGTTTCAACCGCTAAAGCAACTGGAACACAAGTGACTGACATTCAAGAAATTCAATCTGCGTGGGTTCGTATTAACGAACAATATGCTGAGAGCGAAGAACTGTTAGGTGAAATAACAACACTTACAGCTAAGTTCATGAGCGTTGGTGAGATAGAAGATGCAGAAGAAGCTGTTAAATTATTAAATGCAACATTATTGCAGTTTAGTGACGGAACCAAAGAGACAGCTGATTTTGCTGAAGAAGTCCTGAATAAATGGGCTTATATGGCTGACAAAACTGCTTTAGGTACAGCAGATGAATTTGGTTCAGCTATGTCAAAAATCGGTGGGTATATGAAAACCATCGGTGGTGATGTTGATGATGCTATTGTTATGACTTCTATCCTTGGAGATAGACTTGCTAAATCAGGTGATGAAGCAGGTAATTCTCTTAAAACAATTAATTCATATTTAACAAGACAAAAGACAGTTAATCTGTTTGATTCCCTTGGCTCTGATGCTAATGGCGTTTCTTATTCATTAAAAGATGTTAATGGCCAGTTTAAAGATTTTACTGGTTTGATGGAAACAGCTAGCCGGGCCTATAATGATTTTTCCAATGCTGGCAATGATGCTGTCGCTAAACAAATTCAAGAAGCATTAGGGGCTACACGACAAGGTGACGTTGCCTTAACGTTACTACAAAACTGGGCAACCGACTCTGCAAAATATTATGCAATGGTTGAAGAGTCTGTATCTGGTGAAACATCATATCTTGATGAACAAAATGCAGCTTTAATGGAGTCTTTTAGAGCGCAATGGAATAGCTTATACGCCACTATTATTGATCTTGGAATGGCTGTTGGTAATTCAGGATTACTTGATGGCATCACAAATATCATGGGTGGCTTTGAGGATTTATTTAATAAGATAACAGAAATCAATCCGGAACTTTTAAATTTTGCAGCAACTCTTGGTGGTGTTGCTATTGGTGTATTTGCATTAAAAAGCATTGGTGACATGACTGGGTTGCTTGCAGCATTTACAACAGCTACAAAACTTGGGACACAACAACAAAGACAATACGCAGCTTCAATAACAGAAACTACAGATGCTTATTTTAAATATAATTTTCAGCAAGCTAAAAATGCAGGCAATGAAGCAGAAATTGAAATTTTAAAACAAAAAAGGCTTCAATATAATCAGCTGGCTAAACTTTATAAAGAAGGAGCTATTAATGCTACTGAATATGCGACAGCTCTTAAATCTGTTGTCGGTGTAGAGAATCTTGAAGTAGAAGCTGCAAAAAAACAAGCGATTGTTCAAGAAGTTAATAACACATTAAAAGAAGCTGGTGTGATTGTTGAGAAAGAATCAGCGATTGCTACCGCTTTAAATTCTGATGCCACACTTGTTGAAACGGCAAATACATTGAAAAACACAGTTGCAACCTCAGCAAACATAGCTGCACAAAAAGCTCTTAATGGAGTTAAACAGGTGGCAACAATGCTCAAGGGTGCATTATTAAACCCATTAACACTTGTAACTGTAGGTGTATCAGCCCTTATCAAAGGATTTGACTTACTTACTGTATCATCTGAAGAAGCTCAAGAAAAACTTGATGAATTAACTCAAGCTTACGACAAGCTAAACACAGAAATTGAAGAGCTAGAATCTAAGCGAACAAATGAGGGTCTAACTGCATCAGAGCAGGAACGTCTTGACTATCTTAGAGAGCGTGTAGATCTTGAGGAACAAATTATTGAGAATCAGAAATTAGAAAACGCTCAAAATGAGATTGAAGGCTCAAACCCATTTAGCAAATTCTTTACAAATATGAAATCAGGTTTTTCGCTTGGGTCAGATGGAGCAACGCTTGATTTTGGTATCGAAAATACAATAAGTCAATTTGAAACATTATCAACAACAATTAGCGATTTAGAATCCCAAAATACTGATTTTGACAACACCATAGCAGACCTTCAGACAAGGTTAAATGGTGAAGAAGAAGGATCGTACTATTATAATAGATTACTTGAACAAATTGAAGCTACACGATCAGAACAAGATAAGTGGAATACTGAATTAGATATTCAAAAAGGTAAGGCGCTTGAACTTCAAGCTACAATGCTTGGATATATCGACACTATCACAGAATATGAAAATGCTGGTTATTTTACTGATGAACAATCTGCTCAGTTTGCAGAATTAAAGTCAGAACTACAAACTGTTGTCACGGAAGTTGAAGAAGTTACTGATTCTGTTGAGACACTAAATGAAGTAGAAGTTGGAATAAGTTTCGAGGAATTCATGACAGATGTTACTGATATGCAAAGTGCGATCAGTGCATTGGATGAAGATATTGAAAAAATAGCAGCCGGCACAGCTACAGCCGAAGATCTAGTTGCCATGATGAATACATATTCTGGTAGTGATTTTTATTCTGTAGCTAATCAGGGTGCAGAAGAACAACTTGCTTTACTGAGACAAATAAAAGCTGATAAGCTTGAAGCCCAAGCAGCTAGTTATGATGAAAAAGAAGGAGAGCTTCTTAAACAAAAAAGAGATCTGCTTCAAGAAATTGCCCGATTAGGCGCTCAGTCGCCCGGTGTAGAGATTGACACAAGCACGTTAAATTCTGCTGCTGAAAAGCTTGAACGAATCAATTCAGATTTAGATATGATCCAAGCGACAAGAGAAGTTTCTTTATATATAGATGTAGAGAATACACCACTTGAAGAAACTATCACATTGATGGATAATCTCGTTAGTTCAACATCAAACCTAACAGCTGCTCAAGAACAACTAGCTCAAGGAACAGCCTTAAGTGCTGAGCAACTATATAAACTAGCCCAAGAATATCCTGAATTATTAAAACAATCTAATCTATTTAATAGCTCAAGTGTTGAAGGTCAGCAGTCAGCTATCTCGGCAATTATCGACATGAAAGACCAGGAATTTGATGCTGAAATAGATATTCAGATTAAAAAACTTGAAGCTGAAGCAGCTGTGATAAATCAACAGCTTGGGCTTGAAAATCAGAAACAACAAACTCTTGCAGAAATAGCAGCACTTGATGCAAACACGAGCCTTGACTATAAGAGACAATTGGTTGAAGGTATTAATGAATACAACAATGAACAAGGCCAGGATTATGTAGCCCTTGAAGATGGCGTTTTAAAGGTTAAAGAACAATCCTTAAATGAACAGTTGTCAGATGAATCTCAAGCTGGTGAAGCAAACGCTGAAATCCAAAACGAGAACAAAGATAATATTAAAAGCGCTTGGGAGCTTGGCGGTAATGCTGCTATTCAGGCTGTTAAAAACACTATCAAGAGAGTTGAAGAGCTTTATAGTAGTTTTAAAACT